CGCCGCCGAGCTAAACCGCAAGCGCGGCTCGATCGGCGAACGCGCGTGGTCCGCGTTGTTCCAGCAGGCGCCAAAGCCGCTGGAAGGCGGCCTGTTCAAGGTGCCGCGGCTGGAATTTGTGGACGCTCCGCCCCCGCCTGCCAGCGGGGTCGTTGTGCGCGCCTGGGACCTTGCGGCCACGCAGGCGTCCGGCGGCAACGACCCGGACTGGACGGCCGGGGTCAAGCTGCTGCGAGACGCCTCCGGACGATACACGGTACTCGACGTGTCCCGTCTGCGCGGCACACCACGCGAGGTGGAGGCTGCCATCGTGGCGGCCGCACGCGCCGACGGCACGAACGTGACGATCGGGCTACCGGAAGATCCCGGCCAGGCGGGAAAAAGCCAGGTGTCCTATCTGGCGACTTTGCTCACCGGCTATCGGATCACCGCATCGCGCGAGACCGGCGCCAAGCTGACGCGCGCCATGCCGGTGGCCTCGCAGATCGAGGCGGGAAACGTTGCACTGGTCCGGTCCGCCTGGACCGACGCGTTTCTGGAAGAACTTCGCGACTTCCCTTACGGCCGCAAGGACGATCAGGTCGATGCGTTGTCGCGCGCCTTCGCGATGGTGACCGAGCTTGGCCGTCCCGCGCGGCGTCTTAACGTGCCGCTGCTCGCCCGATAGCAACGCCGACCAAAAAGGCACAAGATGTTCGAAACGATACTCGACCTGACGCCGCGCGACCCTGACTATGCGCCGCGCACGCGAACGCTGGACATCCTGCGGCGTGTCCTGGACGGGCGCTTCTACGACGTGCTGCCCTACCAGTTTCATGAGGAACGAGGCGCGGGCGGCGAGTACATCCCGCTGCGCAACCGTCGTCCGAGCGTGCGGTACGCCCTGTCTCGCGTCGTCGTCGAGGACAGTGTGTCGCTGCTGTTCAGCGAGGGTCACTTTCCGACCATAGACTGCGCCGACCACACGGTGCGCGATGTCTTCGCCGATCTGGTGAAGGAGAGCCGGCTCAACCTGATCATGACGGATGCGGCGATTCGCGGCTCGATCGGCTCGGTGGCGGTGCTGATGCGGGTTCTGCGCGGGCGGGTGTTCTTCAATGTCCTAGACACGCTGTTCCTGCAGCCATCCTGGAACCCGAACGAGCCGGATACCCTCGCCGGCGTCACCGAACGCTACAAGGTTCCAGGCAGTCTCCTGGCCACGAACGGTTACGACATCGATGATCCCGCCGCGGACTATTGGTTCACGCGGACATGGGACCAGCAGGCAGAGACCTGGTTCCTCCCGACTGCCACCGACAGCGACGAGTCGCCACTGATCGACGAGGCGCGGTCAGTTAGGCACGGGCTGGGCTTTGTCCCGATCGTCTGGATCAAGAACCTGCCCGGACCGTCGGCAACCGGCGACGAGAGCGACGGCGCCTGCACCTTCCGCGCCGCCATCGAGACGCAGATCGAAATCGACTACCAGCTCAGCCAGGCCGGGCGCGGACTGAAATACAGCAGCGATCCCACCCTGCTTATCAAGGAACCTGCGACGACCGACAGCGAAGTCGTGAAGGGCGCGGGCAATGCTCTGGTCGTCAGTGAAAAGGGGGACGCAAAGCTGCTGGAGATCGGTGGCACCGCATCCGCCGCCGTGATCGACTATGTGCGCACCTTGCGGGAGCTGGCGCTGGAGAGCGTTCACGGCAACCGTGCCAGCGCTGACCGGCTGACCGCGGCGCAATCCGGCCGCGCGCTGGAATTGATGAACCAAGGACTCATCTGGCTCGCCGACAATCTTCGGACGAGTTACGGCGAGGGCGCGCTGCTGGCACTCGCGCATATGGTTCTGCGCGCCTCTCAGGTCTTCCGGCTCCGGGTCATGGGACGCGACGTCCCGCGGCTCGATCCCCACTCTCGGCTGTCCCTGAAATGGCCGCGATGGTACCCGCCGACCGCGGAAGATCGCCAGCGCGATGCGCAAACGCTGAGTACGCTCGCCAACGCCGGCCAGATCAGCCGGGAGTCGGCGGTGAAGGCCATCGCCGACACGTACGACATCGAGGACGTGTCGCAAGAGCTGGCGCGCATCGCCGCCAATCGCAAGACCACCAGGAAGAACTGATGTCAGACACTGCCCAATCGACCGACCAGTCCACGGACCCCATCGCCGAGCTGCGCGAGCACGCGGAGGCGCTCGAACGCCGGCTGAGCGAGGTGACGCAGCAGGCGGACGCACGCCTCATTCGCGCCGAGCTGAAAGCCGAGGCGTTGCATGCCGGCATGGTCGACCTCGATGGCCTGAAGCTGATCGACGCAGCGGACTTGAAGCTGCTGCCCAGCGGCGAGGTCGAAGGCGCGGCGGAGCTGATGACCAGGTTGAAACGCGCCAAGCCCTGGCTGTTCGGCGGCAAATCGTCTTCCAGCCACGCCACGCCGCCTCCAGCGCAACCGCCGCGTCAAAAGCTGGCCACGGAAATGACCGACGACGAATACCGCACCGCCCGAGCCGCCTTGCTCAAACACCGACCCTGAACGCCGCACGTTCGAACAATCACACGCCATATCAAGGAATCGTTGAATGGGCATCCAGAATTTTCCCGCAGCCTTGCAGCCGATCATCCAGCAAGGATTCCTGCAGCGGGAGTTCCAGCAGGCGCTACGCTCGCGGATCGGCTATCGCGCCTGCGCCGATCGCGAACAAATTCCGGCAGGCATCGGCGAGACCCTCACCAAGACCCGTGCCGGGTTGAAGCCCACAGTCACGACGCCACTGCCGCCTAACACCAACACGAACCTCGATAACGGCCTTACCCCGGCGGGCTGGGGCGTCGAGCAGTATACGCTGACGATCAACCATTACGCCGCGACCACCGACCTGAACATGGTCACCAATCTCGTCGGCATCGCTTCGCAATTTCTACAGAATGCCTATGTCAACGGCGAGCAGGCTTCACGGAGCCTCGACGAGCTGGCGCGCAACGCTCTGTTCAACTCTTACTTCGGCGGTAATACCCGGGTTCGCGTTACGCTCACAGCCGCAGGACCGGCTATCTCGGTCGATGACATTCGCGGGTTCCAGACGGCGTTCGTTAACGGCGTGCAGCAGGCGGTGAGCAGCTCCAACCCACTGACCGTGACTGTTGGATCGAACGCCTACTCCCTGGTGGGCGCGGCGGCCGATACGACCAACGTCTCGACCGCGCCGAATGGTGTCTCCGGCGTCTTCACCTTTGCGACCAATGTCACCGTCGCCGATGGCACGCTGGGCAATTCCGTGCAGGCGTCCAACGCGTCGGTGATCGTCAGGCCATCCGCTCGCGGTAATACGTTGCAGCTTGCGGCGGGTGATACGCTCACCATGTCCTGCCTCCTGGATGCCGTCGCCAAGCTCCGGCAGAATGCCGTCCCTGATATCGGGGGGCTTTACAACTGCTATCTCGACCCGGTTTCAGCGCGACAGCTTTTCGCTGACCCGGACTTCAAGCAGTTGTTCCAGGGTGCAAGCTCGGCGAACCAGGTGTTCCGCCAGGGCATGACCAATGATTTCCTCGGGCTTCGGTTCGTTCCGACCACGGAGGCCTTTGTCCTGCCGCACCCGACGCTAAGCAACCTGAATGTCCGGCGGCCGATCATTTGTGGCCAGGGCGCGCTGATCGAGGGCGACTTCGCCGGCATGGCGCACGAAGACGTGGCGCCGAAGGACTCGATCGTCACAATGGTCGATGGCATCGCCATGGTGACCCGCGAGCCGATCGACCGGCTGCAACAGATCATCGCCCAGTCCTGGTATTGGATCGGCGGGTTCTGCACGCCGTCCGACACGACGACCAATCCCACCACCATACCAACAGCAACGAACGCCGCCTTCAAGCGGGCGGTGATGGTCGAGCACATCGGCTGACGAAAGGGGACGGAACAGACATGGCCATTGGTTCCATCACGCCGTTCCGTCCCACCGGAACGGCTTCTCTCAGCGCCGGCACGACGTCATCGAACGTCGCGCTGGCGGGCGGCGGCGAATCGGTGGTGGTGACGAACACCGCCACTTCGCTCGCCTACGTCCGTTTCGGAGCAGACCAGACGGTCGCCGCCACCAACGCCGACATGCCGGTGCTGCCGAACACCCGCGTGATGCTATCGGTGAACAGTCTCATCGCCTACGCCGCAGCAATTCTTACCACTGGCAGCGGCACGGTCCTGTTCAGCCGCGGCGACGGGTCGTTCCTGTGAACCCGCTGACCGACGCTGAAAAGACCGATATCCGGCGCTTCTGCGGGTACCCGGCCTATGGTGCGGCCGGGGTCTCGCTGCAGAGCTGGCGCTTCTACCAGGCTTACGGGCTGCTGGAGTTCCGCATGACCAACCTATCGGACTCCGAGTTGGCGATCGCGCGGCGCTATCTCGGGTCGTTGACGTTGCTTGAGTTTGCCGTTCCCCGGTCGGGCGAGAACCTCGACACCGACCAGGCGGCGGTCTGGACCCGCAACGCCAATGAACCGCGCGACCGGCTGCGGCTGTTCACCGAGTGGTGCCGCCGCCTGTGCGGGTTCCTGGGCGTGCCGCCAGGCCCCGCTTTGGCCGACAATGGTCTGGTCCTGGTGGTCTGACATGCAACCGGCAGCTTTGCAGGACCGAATCCGCTGGGGGATGAACACGGCGGCCCGCAAGATCGGCGCGTCGACCGACGCGTATCGGCCATCGGGCGCGAGCACGCCGCTCGACCCGGTGAACCGTTTTCTTCGCCTTCCGGCAGCCTTCAGCGGGATCGACGGGAATTTCGGACGCCCCGTCGGCTACGGCTCTTCACTGTGGCACGGCTTTTTCGATGCAGCCTATACGCGACCGGGCGACTATCTGGTCCAGGGTCGCGACGTATGGTTCGTCGTGGCGCAACAGCGGCTGCTTCCGGTGCTCTGTGTCCAGACGAACCGGGTCATATCCTTCAGCCGGCCCCCCGCACCAACCAGCGCCGGCGTGAACAGCTATGGGGGCATGGTTCCAAGTGCGAACGTTCCGCTGCTGACGAACTGGCCGGCGAGCGTGCTCGGCGCGTCGGGCGCGGGTCATCCCGAAGCCGACCTGCCGGGAGACTCGACCGTTCCCTACTGGACGATTCTGCTTCCCGCCTGGCCCGGCGTCGTATTGCAGCCCGCAGATCTGCTGACGGACGATCTGGGCAGGAACGCCACGGTCTCCGCTGCCGAACTGACGGACCTCGGCTGGCGCGTGACCGCCAAGCAGGCCGCCAACTGATGGCGGATCAATCCGATGTCGAGAACGCGCTCGTCACGATCATCGCGGGCGCACTCTATCCGAACGGAACCGGTAGCCCGAGCGTTCCGGGACCTGACTGCCGGGTCTATCGCGGCTGGCCGCTGCCGGCGGCGCTCGATGCCGATTTGGCCGCTGGCCGCATCAACGTGACCGTGTTTCCTTCAGGCGGCGCGGGACGAAACACAACACGCTATGCAGAACAATGGACGGCAACGCCGCAGCAGCCGACGCTGACGGCGAGCGTCGCAGGCAACACGATCGACTTCGGCGGAACCGCCGACCCAGGCCAGCTAGCCGGCGTGCTGGCGGATCAGCATAGCTACGTGTATCGGACACAGGCTGGCGACACGCCGGCGCTCGTCGCAGCGAACCTCGCCGTACTGGTCCGTGCGGACTTCATTGTCCAGCAATCAGCGTCGAGCCTGACCATACCCGGTGCGGGCGATTTGCTGGCACGCGTGGTGGCCGACGCCTCGGCAACGCAGGAAGTCCGGCGCCAGCGCCAAATCTTCCGGGTCACCTGCTGGTGTCCCACACCGCCTGCGCGCGACGCGACTGCTTCCGCAATCGACCAGGCGATGGCCGGGATGCGGTTCATGCCGCTGGCGGATGGCACCAACGCCTGGGTCCGCTATGCCGGGACCACCGTGTTCGACCAATCGCAGGACGCCCTGCTCTATCGCCGCGATCTGTTGTACTCGGCTGAATACGCAACCACGCTCACCGAGATGCAAACAAGCATGCTGTTCGGCAACCTTCTGGTCAACGCCGCCAGCTTCATCGCCTGAACATCGGAGCCTCCATGGATATTCATCTGGTTGTTGTGCGGCCGTTCGCCGGCTTCGCGCGTGGCGATCTCGTGAGCGATCCCGCTCGCGTTGCCGAGATCCTGAAGGGCGAGCACGCCCACGCTGTCGTCCGCGTCGTATCGCCCGCCAAGCAGGGGGCCTGAGCAGCATGCCGATCGTTCAGCAGGGCAGCATCAACACCACGTCCCTTGTGGTCCCTGACCTCTACGTCCAGATCGTTCCGCCGCAGAGCCTGGTTCTGAACGGCGTTCCGACCAACGTTGTCGGGGTGGTCGGAACGGCAAGCTGGGGACCCATCGGCCAGCCTGTGATCGTCGCGACCATGGCCGACTACGCGCAGAGCTTCGGGCCGGTCGTGGCTCGCAAATACGACATGGGAACACAGGTCGCAACCGCCGTGCAGCAAGGGGCGCAGGATTTTCGCTGCGTCCGCGTGACCGATGGCACGGACACTGCAGCGCAGACCGTGTTTCCCGGCACGACCGTCACCTTCACCGCACTGTACACCGGTTCCCTCGGCAACCAGGTGACGCTGTCGCTCGCCATCGGTTCGAAGGCGAACACCTGGCGGCTCACCATCTCGCTGCCGGGGCTGCAGCCGGAGGTGTACGACAATATCGGCGGCACCGGCGCGACGTTCTGGATTGCGCTTGCGGCCGCGGTCAACCAAGGCCAGGGGCCGCAACGCGGTCCCTCGCAGCTCGTGGCGGCAAGCGCCGGCGGGGCGACGGCAACCCCGGGCGCATGCTCGTTTTCCCTCGGCGGCGGCAATGCCGGCAGCGATGGGGCAAACGGGGCGACCGTCACGCTTCTGGTGGGCAACGACGTGCTGCCGCGGACGGGCATGTACGCGCTGCGTGGCCAGGGATGCGGCATCGCGCTGCTGGCCGACGCGGACGATCCGCAACACTGGACGGACCAGGCAGGTTTCGGGTTGCAGGAGGGTATCTACGTGATCCTGACTGGCCCGGCCGGTGACACAATACAGAACGCCGTCGCCGTGAAGCAGCAGGCCGGCCTGGATAGTTACGCCGCGAAGCTGATGTTCGGCGACTGGCTATGGTGGTCGGACCAGGTCAATGCGACAGTACGACTGGTTTCGCCGCAGGGCTTTGCGGCGGGCAGGCTGGCGAATCTGTCTCCCGAGCAATCCAGCCTCAACAAGCCGTTGTATGGCATTATCGGCAGCCAAAAGTCCGGAACGCCCGGATCGGGGCAGAACAATTCCTATTCCAGCGCCGACCTTGCGGTACTGCTCGGGGTCGGCATCGACGTGATCGCGAACCCCCAGCCGGGCGGATATTACTGGGGTGTCCGCGGGGGGCACAACTCCTCCTCGGACGCGGCGACAAACGGCGACAACTACACAAGGCTGACGAACTACATTGCCGCGACATTGGCCGCCGGCATGGGAAGCTACGTTGGCCAGGTCATCAACGCCGATCTGTTCCGCCAGATCCGGGCCACGCAGATGGCGTTCCTGCAGAACATGCTGTCACAAGGGCTGCTGGGCAGCACGGACGGGACCCTGCCGTTCAACGTCATCTGCGATATCTCCAACAACCCATCGAGCCGCACCGGACTGGGCTACGTCCAGTCCGACGCCCAGGTCCAGTATCAGTCGATCAACGAAAAATTCATCGTCAATATCGAGGGCGGCCAGACCGTCCAGGTATCCCGCCAGACGCTGCCCGGCGGCCAGACTTCTTAAGGAGCAATCGGCATGTCACTCACGACGTTTTCCGTCGGCCGCGACACGCAGTTGGTCGTCATGGGGCCTTCCGGCCGTGTCGATCTGAACCATGTCACGGGATTCGAGAGCCGCCAGCTCACGCATTCGATTCGCGTGAGCCGGCTCGACGGCACGCAGGTCGGCACCGAGCTGCCCCGAGGATGGGAGGGCAGCTTCGAGATCGAGCGCGGCAATTCCGCCGCGGACGACTTCATCGCCAGCATGGAGCAGCAGTTCTTCACTGGCGGGCCGGCGACACCGGGCACGATGTACCAATACGTCAGCGAGACCGACGGCTCGACGTCCACCTACCAGTACGATAACGTCACGTTCCGGCTGGCCAGCGCCGGACTTTGGAAAGGCGACGCCAGCGTCAAGCAGAAGCTGGAGTACTTCGCGACCAGGCGGCGCCGCGTATGATCACTTTGTCGGAGATCGCGCTGACATCCGCGGCTGACGGCCTGACGCTGACCACGAGCGATGGACGCAGGCTGACGTTGCGCCGCCTGACCGCGCTCGACAAGCTGCGCCTGTTCAAGGCGGCTGGACCTGCGTTGTCCCAGAACCAGCCCTGGCTGGGGATGGCGATGTTGGCAAGTTCCGTGACGGCTATAGACGACGTGCCGATCCCGCCGCCAACGAACGAGCCGCAGATCGAGGCGATGGTCGCCCGGCTCGGCGACAGCGGGATTACCGCGGTCGCCGAAGCCTTCCAGCATTTGGGCGAGGCCGCCGGCGCGGCCCTCGTTGTCAACGCGGGAAACTCGCGCGGCACCCCGACCTGATCGACTGTCTGTATCTGGTCAGGAACGGGGTGCCGTTCGACATCGCCTTCAGTCTTCCCGGGGACGAACGCCTCGCCTTCGTGGTGGTGATGGGCACCCTCGATGGCCGCACGTTCGACTGGGACCGCCTCGCATGGAAGGATGATCCGTGATCTCGATATCCGGTTTGCGAGACCTCACGCAACGCCTTTCCGCCCTGGATCTCGTCGGCGCGCGAGCCGGCGCGCTGGCAGAGGCCGCCGAAGTCATCGAACAGTCGCTGACGTCAGAAGGGACGGGCAAACACTCGCTTGGCATAACGATCGAAGCAGACCGTGCTGTGATCGGGACCGCCGACCCGGCCGCTGCGGACGTGGAGTTGGGGTCTCGGGCCACGCTCCCTCGTCCGTTCTGGAGCCAGGCGGCACAGGTCGCCTGTGACGATGCCGCGGACATTGTGGCTGCGCACTTCGTCGCTGCACTGAGAGGCGAATGACATGATCGACGCCTACACCATCGGCATTACGCTCGCACTTGATGACGGTGTCTCGTCCGGCATCGCGGCCATCCGCAAGGAGCTGATGCTGCTGGATGGCGCCGTCAAGAGTGCCGCCAGCGCCATGTCCGGCATGCATGCCCTCGCCGGGGTCGCTGACTGGACAAGGTTCGGCGACATCCCGGCCAAGAGTCTTGCCCGCCCGGTTTCAACAGCCGTGCCTGTCGCGGCCGACACGCTTCAGGCGTTAGAGCCGGCGGTTCCGCCAGTCCAGTCATCTTCAGCCGCACCGACGCCGGAATGGCCAGCGGATTGTGTGCGCCCGTTCACCCCGATGTCGATGCCCGCGACCGCCGAGGTCACTGTCCGGCCTGCACCAGTGTTCGTCGGGATCACGCCTCCGCCCGCCACCGTTCGGCCTGACGCACCGCCGTCACGCAAGACCACGCAAGTGGTTTCGGCACTGCCTGTGGCTGCGGCGCCGACGGTGCCTCCGCCACCGCCGCGGGCAGAAGCGCCGTCCGCTCCGGCAGCCGTTCTGCCAGAAAAGTTGGCCGTACTGGCGAGTCGCATACTGCCCGAGCGCCTTGCAGGCACGAGCGTCCCGCCACTGCAGGCACCAGCCACGACAGCGCCGCAACGCGCTCCGCTACCGCCGCGGCCGGAGTTGCCTTTGGCCAGCATTCCAACCGTGTACCCTCAAGATCCACCGAGCGCGCCGTTCGCTGTTATCCAAACATCCGCTGCGATCGAGACGGGGATAGCAGCTCAGCAAGCCGCACCGTCGCCCACGCCAAAGTCCCGGGCAGCGCCGCCGCAGGACGCTCAGGATGACCGTCGTTCAGTCGAGCCGCCGCCCCTTCCCGATGCCGCACCACAGCTCGCCCAAGCCGACCTGTACATTGATGGCGCCGTGCTCGGACGCTGGGTGACCCGCCATCTTGAGCGGCAGTTGATCCGGCCGCCGTCCGGCATCGCGGCTGTCGATCCGCGGCTCACCCCTGGCTGGGCGGGGCCGGCGACGGGATTCTGAGTCAGGTCTGCACTCACGCTGCTGCGGTTGTGTCCGCCGAAAGCCGGGTACGCCGGTGCGAAAGGTCGCAATGTCAGACACCACGCTCGTTCTCGGCCCCGTTATCTTCCAGGATTTCGAGGTGCCCTCCGGCGTCGGCTTCGGCGGCCGGCAGCTTCTTGCCGTCCACCGCCTGGTTGGCGGCGCGCGCGTCATCGATTCGCTTGGCCGCGACGATGCCGCGATAACGTTCTGCGGCATCTTTTCCGGCACCGATGCCATGGCGCGGGCATGCGCAATCGACGCGTTGCGCGCGAGCGGTCTGCCCATACCGCTGACCTGGGATGTCGCCTTTTACACTGTCGTGGTCAGCCGTTTCCTGGCCGACTATCAGAATAGCTGGTGGATTCCGTTCCAGCTCTCCTGCACGGTCGTACGAGACGAAACCGCCGCATTGATCGATGCCGTCGCATCGCTGGCCGTCCTCGCCGTTGCGGACGTGGCTAACGCGGCAACGCTTGCATCGACCGCCGGCCTGGATCTGTCCGGCGCCCAAGCTGCAATCAGCGCTCCGCAAGCGACGGTGCAGCAAACCGGCGCCTACACCGCGGCCCAAGCGAGCCTCGCAGGCGCACAGACAAGCCTCGCCGGCGCAGTGCAGTCCTCGGAGACGACGATGAGCGGCCTCACCTTCAGCGGAAGCGGATCGGCCGAAGCTGGGATTGCGGCCCTGACGACCGCGACCGGGACGGCGCAGCGGCTCGCCAGCCTGGCGGCCGCTCAAGCCTATCTCGGCCGTGCCTCCGCCAATCTGGCTAGTGCGAGCACCTGAATCATGAAGACGATCACAGTGGCGGGTGGAAACCTGTTCAAGATTGCCGCGAGGGAGCTTGGCGATGCGACGCAGTGGTTACGGATCGCGCAGTTGAACGGCCTGGCAGACCCCATGCTGTCCGGCGTCATGACCCTCCGCATCCCGGACGTCAACACGAACGCAGGCGGCGGAATTGCTGCTCAGTGAGTCCCGCGCGCCACGGCTTCTGGCTTTGGTGAACGGCGCCGTGCTGAGTTCCGTTACGGACGCCGAAGTGATCGCCAACAACCACTACGCGGCGGACCGCTTCAGGGCGACCGCGGCGCTGGCCGGCGATCCGGCGTTCGGCAGCGCCTTCTGGTCGTCAACGGACACGATCGCGGTCGATATCCGGTTCAGCCTGGATGGCGGTGCCAGTTTCACGAGTCTCATTCGAGGGAATGTGGACAAGGTTTCGCTCGACCCCGCCACGGGGCTGGTGCACCTGGAGGGCCGCGATCTCGGCGCGGCGATGATCGAGGCCCGGACGCAGGAGGCATTTGCCAATCGCACGGCAAGCGAGATCGCCACAATCCTTGCCCAACGCCATGGGCTGACTCCGAACGTCCGCGCCACCACAACACCGGTTGGCCGCTACTACCAGAACGAGCACGATCAGATCACGCTGGACCAGTTCAGCTTCATGACGACCGAATGGGACCTGCTCTGCAATCTCGCGAGACTGGAGGGGTTCGATGTCTTTGTCAGCGGCAGCACGTTGAACTTCCAACCCGCCTTCGTGACGCCCGATGTCGTCCTGTCCGTGGCGCCGACCGACCTGGTGGATCTGCGCATGGAACGCTGCCTGACGCTGGCGCGGGGTATTCAGGTGACGGTGAAAAGCTGGAATGCGCGGCAGCAGACGATGTTCGCCGAAACGGCAACTTTGGCTGGCACGTCCGACTGTGGCGGCCCGCCCCAGACCTACGTGTTCGTCCAGCCTAATCTTACGCCGGACCAGGCGCTCAATCTCGCCCAGCGCAAGCTCGCGGAGCTGGCACAGCACGAGCGGGTCATCGAACTGACGATGCCCGGCGAACTCACGCTGACGCCGCGTAGCCTGATCACGCTGACCGCAACCGGGACGGCATTCGATCAAAGCTATTTCGTCGACACCATCGAGCGCCGGATCGGCGTCGGATGCGGATTTGTCCAGCGCGTCCGCGCAAAGAACATGTCTTCCGGCGGCGCTGCCGGCTTGTCAAACCTCAGCAACGGAAGCGGAGCCTGAACCGATGGACCGCGTTGTCAACGCCCTCAAACGCCATGCGGGCATCCTGGACCAGGGACATGCGCAGCCCCGGTTCGGTCTGGTCACGTCGTACGATCCGGCCACCGCCGCGGCTCGCGTCACGTTGCAGCCGGAAGGCGTTCTGAGCGGCTGGCTGCCGGTGCTATCGGCCTGGACAGGCGCCGGCTGGGGGTTGATCTGTCCTCCTTCACCGGGAAACCAGGTCGTGGTGCTGTCCCAGGAAGGCGACGCCCAGCACGGCGTCATCATCGGCGGGACTTATTCAAACAGCCAGCCGCCGCCAGCGACGCCGGCCGGCGAAATTTGGCTGGTGCACCAGACCGGGACTTTCCTGAAACTTTGCAACGACGGCACGGTGCAGGTCCAGGGTGACCTGCACGTCAGCGGAGACATCTACGACTCGAAGGGCTCCTTGTCGCGCATGCGCAGTCATTATGACTCGCACACGCACATTGATTCTCGCGGCGGAACGACCACCACGCCCAATCAGCAGGACTAGGCCGCGATGAGCGATCTGTCGCAGCAATGGGGCTCCGACCTGCTGGCCGGACCGACCGGCGATCTCGCCCTCGCCTCGGGCGCCACGCTCGCCCAGCAGCGCGTCCTGCGGCGGCTGCTGACCAACCCTGGCGACTATATCTGGCAACTTGATTACGGCGCCGGTTTGGGCCGCTTCGTCGGCCAGCCCGCCAATGCGTCGCAGATCCGGGCCGTCATTCGCAGCCAGATCTTCAAGGAGTCGGCGGTGGCACGCACGCCGGAGCCCGTCATCGACGTGCAGGGTCCGCCGAACGCCGCTGCCGGGACAATTTACGTCCACATCCGCTACGTCGACGCGCCCACTGGCGAGACCCAGCTTCTTTCCTTTTCGATCGGCGGGTGAATCATGCAGCTTTCGCTTCAGACCTTCACGACACTGGTACAGAACATGGCTGCAGCGGTGCAGTCGGCGGCATCGCAGCTTGTCGATCTCACCGTCGGCTCGGCGCTGCGCGCAATCCTCGAAGCGAACGCGTCAGTCGCGCTTTGGATGCAGTGGCTGATCCTGCAGGTTCTGCAGATGACGCGGGCCGCAACCAGCAGCGGTCCGGATCTGGACAGTTGGATGGCCGACTTCTCGCTGCAGCGACTGCCGGCCTGTGCGGCGACGGGTATCGCGGCCTTCTCGCGCTACACGGCTACGGGCCAGGCGCTGATTCCCGCGGCCTCCCTGGTGCGCACGGCAGACGGGTCACAAACGTTCGCGGTTACCATCGACCCAACCAATCCAGCGTGGTCCCCGTCACAGAACGGCTACGCCCTGGCCACTGGCGTTGCCACGCTGAACGTTCCGATTGCCGCTCAGATTGCCGGTACCGTCGGCAATGTTCAGGCCGGAGCGATTACAATGCTTGCCTCGGCGCTGCCTGGCATCGACACCGTGACGAACCCCGCTCCGCTGCAGAATGGGCTCGACGCGGAGACAGACGATGCCCTTCGGTCGCGGTTCCGCAACTTCATCGCCAGCCGCTCACGGGCCACACCTGACGCCGTCGGCTACGCGGTCGTGAGCGTTCAGCAAGGCCTGGCCTACGCGATCGCGGAGAATCTAAACCCCGCCGGAATTCCGCAGATGGGGAGCTTCGTCGTCACTGTTGACGACGGCTCCGGATCGCCGCCGGCATCGTTGCTCAGCACCATCAGCACCGCCGTCGAAGCTGTGCGCCCGGTGGGGTCGATCTTTACCGTTCAGCCTCCCAGCGTCTTGCAGGCAAACGTGAGCGTGACGCTGGGACGATCTTCCGGTGCTTCACCCGCCGTTACGGCGGCGGTTGCGAACGCGATCTCCCGCTATGTCGATGCCCTGCCGATCGGCGCGCCCCTCGCGCTCACCCGGATCGCTCAGATCGCCTACGCCACGTCGCCGACAGTCACAAACGTCAGCCAGATGCAAATCAATGGCTGCACCGCGGACCTCGTGCCCCCGGCCTCGGGAGTGCTCAAGGCCGGAACGATTGCGGTAGCCTGACATGACGGGTGACCAGAGCGACATCGTAGCGCGGCTCAAGGTCGTGCTGCCCGGCGGATGGTTTGCCGATGAAACCCCTCTCCTCGATTGCGTGCTCGCCGGTCTTGGCTGCGCATGGGCGTGGGTCTATCAGACGCTGCAGTATGTAACTGCGCAAACCCGCATCGCCACCGCCACCGACGTCTGGCTTGACGTCATCGCCCGCGACTATTTTGGCCGGCGACTCGTCCGCCGGGCAGGTCAGGCGGATGATCCGTTTCGGCGGCGCATTATGGCGGAACTGCTCCGCGAACGCGGGACCCGGGCCGCCGTCATAGGCGTGCTGAAGGACCTCACCGGCCGGTCCCCCATCGTGTTCGAGCCTTCCCGCGCGACCGACACCGGAGCGTACGGGGCGGCTGGCGGCGGCTGGTCCGGGTTGGCTTATGGCGCGGCGGGCGGCTGGGGCAGTCTTAATCTCCCGTTCCAGTTCTTCGTGACGGCCTATCGGCCGGCCGGCTCCGGCATCGCCTTCGTCGCCGGCTGGGGCAGTGGCTGCGGCGGATACAACAAAGGCGCTGTTGAATACGGCAATCTGGCGATGCTGCAAGGCCAGGTGACCGACGTGGACATCAACGCGGCAGCCGCCAGCGTGCTTCCCATCGCCACGACCGGCTGGCTACGCATCGCCAATTGAGCGCGCCCGCTGCAGCGCAAAGAGGACGCAATGGACAGGAATTTGGTCTATCCCGGAAGCATTCCGCTCGACACCGACCTGCTGACGACCAACCGGAACGCGATGGTCGCGCTGGGCTATCTGGCACAGGCAACACTCGGCACAGGCACTGTCGCCGACGGGCTTGCCTGCAGTCCCACCGCACCCGCCTCGATGACGATCAACATCGGGCCTGGCAGCATCGCGCAATTCTCGGTCCTCGATCCGCTGCCTTTCGGCTCGCTGGCCGCTGACAATGCCAGCCCATTGGTCAAGATGGGCGTCAATCTCGCGCCCACCCCGTTTACGCTGAGCCCGCCCACCACGTCCGGCCAATCGATCAACTATCTGGTTGAGGCCGCGCTGCTGGAGTCCGATACCAATCCGGTCGTTCTGCCATACTACAATGCAGCCAACCCGGCGTTGCCATATAGCGGCCCGGCCAACTCGGGCGCTGCCCAGAACACACTGAGGTCCCAACGCGTTCAGTTGCAGTTGAAACCGGGGGCACCCGCAACCACCGGGTCGCAGACGACTCCGCCCGTGGACAGCGGCTGGGCCGGGCTGTACGTTGTCACGGTCGGATACGCTCAGACCACAATCACCGCCGCCAACATCGTGCTGCATCCGCAGGCGCCCCTGCTCGCCTGGAAGCTCCCCGCCTTGCGCCCGGGCTTCGGCAGTGGCGTGCAGACTTTCCTGGCATCCGGTGCGTTCACCGTGCCGCAAGGTGTCACCCAGGTTGAAGTCGAGCTTTGGGGCGGCGGTGCTGGCAGCTACGCCTCTACATCAACCTACCCAAGCGGCGGCGGCTCCGGTGGCGGCTATGCGCGCGGCCGAATAACCGGCCTGTCGCCAGGCCAGGTTGTTCCCGTAACGGTGGGCTCGGGTGGCGTTGCAGGAACGACCTCGGGCACGGCGGCGACCGCCGGCGGCACGTCGAGCTTCGGGGCATTCGTCAGCGCGACAGGTGGCAGCTTGAACTATCTCGCGACAGCCGCCTATCCGCTGTTCGGCGCCAAGCCTGGCGGCTACGGCGTCGGCGGCGACGTCAGCATCAGCGGCTCGGCCGGCCAGGGGGCGTTGTTGAACCAGGGCGGCATGGGCGGAGCGGCGCCGATGGGGGGAATGCAGAACAGCGGCACCACAGGCGTCGCCGGCTTGTTCCCCGGGGGTGGCGCGGCGGGTGCCGGAACGGGAGCGAACGGCGCAACGCCATACAACGGGGCGCCGGGAGCCGCAGGTTATGTGGTGGTGAGATGGTAGCGATGAAAACGTATGCGCGGATCGAGGACGGTGTGGTGGCGGAATTGCTGACCACAGCCGGTGATATTGCCGAAATGTTCCATCCCGAGCTGACCTGGCTGGACGTGACCGCCGTCGCCGGCATTGCGGAAGGTTGGACCTTGGCCGGCACGACATTCAGCCGTCCGCAAACTTCCGCACCGGAAGCTGCCATTCCGAGCCTCGCCGATTTACAGGCGCGCATGGCCGCATTGAGCACGGAGCTACAAGCACTGGCCTCGTCCGGTCAGGCCGCATCGGCGCAGTGAGATGATATCAAACGACCCGTCAACCGTTCCGGGGACCTTGCTTATGCCGACGCCAGCATCCCATGTCTGGAAGCCGAGCACCGCTCGTACGGTCGTCCTGGATGCGTTCATTCCGGTACCGCGCGGATCTACGGCAGCCGCGCCTCCGCCATTGAACTGGCCGACGAAGGATCCTCAGGATATTCTTGACTACCAGTTCGATATTACGCCAGCGCTGGTCGGCAACAAAGGCGACTCGATCGCAACGCTCGACGTAACGACAGCGCCAGGCAACCCCGGCGATCTGGTTGTAAACCAGGTCACTGCCGATGGGGCAGTGGTCGTGCTTTGGCTTGCGGGCGGACAGGCCGGCACGGTTTATACCGTAACGATTCTGATCACCACGGTGAACGGCCGCAGCATACAGCGCAGCATTCTGCTCCCAGTATTGGAGCTGTCGATCCCGATTGCGCCGGCGACGGCTATTCTGACCAACACCGGCGCCGTGCTGACCGATCAGAACGGAAACCCCGTTCTCGCCGCCTCCTGAGCAGTGGGCGGCATCCCTCGCCGCCCTGCACCAAAATTCTGCCCAGGCATCACCGGACCCGCCAGCGACCGCTGCGCGGGGCTTCCTGTTTGGAGTTCCGTCAGGCATGCCGACGATCGATCAGCTCGCGCCCGCCACCGCAGCCTCGGACAACGACGAGCTTATGGTGAGCCAGGCAGGCACCGCCCGAAAGATCACGCGCGCGCAAGTTCTGGCCGGCGTGCAACCGGAGCTCGCCATCGCCGCCGGCACGCTGATGGGCCGCTGCAGCGCTGGCACCGGCGCGCCGGAAACGCTCGCCGTTGGCGCCAACCTTGTGCTTGCCAACGGGACACTGTCGGCGCAGGCCGCTCCCTACACCGTGTCGCAGCTTCCGGCCGGAACCGTGCCAGCGTCCGGAGACAGCGTGCCGCTCGGCCAGTCCGGCGAGAACACCGCCGTGACGTATGGCCAGTTCATGAGCGGCTTGCCTGGGGTTGCCAATGTGGACGCCTCGCAAACGCTGGTTACACCGACCGGCGCATCTGGCGCGGTCAGGCTCGCCGACTATGCGGCGTCCACGCTCAGCAGCAGCGGCGGCACCATGGCGGGCGCCCTGACCCTGGCCTCCGACCCCGCGGCGCCGCTGCAAGCCGCCACGAAGAACTACGTGGACAATCAGGTCGCAACGCTGGTCCCGACGACGGGGGGAACGCTGGCCGGGGCGCTGACGCTTGCCGGCGACCCCACGAGTGCCCTGCAGGCCACGACCAAGCAATACACCGACGCGCAGGTTGCCACGGCCGTCCCAAAGACGGGGGGAACGCTGTCTGGGGCGCTGACGCTTGCTGGCGACCCCACGAGTGCCCTGCAGGCCGCGACAAAGCAATACACCGACGCGCAGGTTGCCACGGCCGTCCCGAAGTCCGGCGGAACCATGACGGGCCCGCTGATGCTTGCCGCCGACCCGGCGTCGCAACTGCAAGCGGCAACCAAGCAATACGCGGATGCGCGCGTGCTGCGCAGTGGCGATGCCCTGACCGGACCGCTGATGCTCGCGGCGGATCCGACCGCGGCGTCGCAGGCCGCCACCAAGAACTATGTCGATACCCAGCTCGGCACGGCGCTACCCAAGAGCGGCGGCGCGCTGACCGGCGTCCTGACCCTCGCGAGCGATCCGACCGCCTCCACCCAAGCGGCCACGAAGCGCTATGTGGATACGCAGGTGGCCACCGCCTTGCCGCTGAACGGCGGCACGCTGGCGGGCGCCTTGATGCTTGCCAGCGACCCTGCCGCGGCAAGCCAGGCCGCCACCAAGCACTATGTCGATGGTCAGGTTGCGACCGCATTGCCGCTCGGCGGCGGCACGCTGACAGGTGCTTTGTCGCTGGCCAGCGACCCTACCGCAGCGAGCCAGGCCGCCACCAAGCACTATGTGGACACCCAGGTGGCCGCCGCGGTGCCGCTGAGCGGCGGCACGCTGACGGGCGTCTTGACGCTGGCCAGCGACCCCACCGCTGCGAGCCAGGCCGCCACCAAACACTATGTGGACGCACAGGTCGCGACCGCCTTGCCACTCGGCGGCGGGACGCTGACCGGCGCGCTGACTTTGCCAGCCAATCCCACGTCCGCCCTGCAGGCAGCAACGAAACAATACGTCGATGCCGCCGGCGGCGCTACGACGGGAGAAATCAACGTCAAGTCCGCGCCGTACAGCGCGAAGGTCGACGGCACGACCGATGATACGGCGGCATTCAAGGCAGCCTATCAGGCGGCCCCCGCCGGCTCGGTGATCTTCGTGCCAAACGGCGTGACGGTGCTGCAGAATCCAAACACGTGGGGCATCTCGCTTACCAAGCTGGTAAAGTGGGCCGTTGATGGAACGACGCTGCCGGACGGAACCTCGCTGGCGAGCGCAATCTCCGGAGGCACCCCCGCCGCGAATTTTTTGCCCGGCATCGTTGTCGGAAATAGCAGCGTCAGTTCCGAAGCCAGCCGGTGCGGCTCGCAGCCTACCGACTTCGCCGTGCGACATGCCGCATACGTCGCGAATCACAGCGGCGGCACGGCCGGTTATGTCAGTTGCAACGATCGCACCGACACGATCATCTACGGTGCTCCCAACAATTACATTTGGGGCGGCCTGGACCGCCTGCTCTGGTGCGGCACGCAGACAGGGTCCTCGGCGACGCCGGCACAGCACGTCGGGCGCTACATCCAGACGATCCGCCAAGCCACGACGACCGGCCAGCCCCAGCCACAGTTGTGGGCAGCCTGCCTTGAATACCGGGACACCACCGGTCAGCCCTCAAGTGCGGTGAACGCTGCGCTGACCATCGAAATGGATTGGTACGGCAACGGCGCCGACGATGCAAATAACCGAGCAATACAGTCCCTGGTTGTCGGCCAGGCCAGTTCTACCGGCAGCCCCGTCCAGATTTCGACCATCATTGGGGCTTATCTCGCGGCCGGCTCCTCAGGCTATGCTTACAGCGTGTTCCGCGTCGCGATTCCGTTCTCGACAGCGGTGCTGGATACGACCGCCGCCCAGCAGATGACCGGCGCCGCGGCGATTAAAATGGCCGCCGGTCATGCGATTGCCTTCGAACCGACCAATAGCTATCGGCTGGCGTTCGACAACACGACCAATTCGCTTCGCTGGTCTGCGGCTACCCAATCATGCATCGTCGGCAAGGGTATCGCGGTCGGCTGGCAGACGGTCTGCGCCGGAACTACGACGCTCACCAGTTCCGCAGCCGGCAACATCGTCTTTCTGGCGGGCAGTGGATCAGCTTATACGATCACGCTGCCCGCTGCCAGCTCGATGGCTCCCGGTTCAGGCTTCACGTTCTCCGTTCTGGGCACGGCGGCTGCCACCATCGCCCCCGCTGGGTCCGATACGATCGACTGCCCGCCCGTGGTTCTGCATCAGAACGACCGCTACCACATCGTTGCGGATGGCAGTGGCGCCTGGCGCGAGGTCTTCCGCGCCAATCTCGTCAACCCGCGATTCGCGGCGCCGCCGGTGCTGCCCAGTTACACGGTCGCCGCTCTCCCGACCGCGGTTGCAGGTGCCAAGGCATTCGCCAGCAACGGACGCAAGCCGAGCGAGGCCGCCGCGGCGGGAACTGGCGTCGAGGTCTTCTACGACGGCGCTCACTGGATATCGGTCTGCGGCGGCACTCAGGTTCTGGCCTGACGATACGGCCCTGCGGCCAGGCGGTCCGTTCCCCTCTTCTCTCTTGTACGGATTCACGCAATGCCGACAATCTCGCAGCTTCCGGCCGCGGCCCAGGCCAATGCCGCCGATGAGGTACCGCTCAGCCAAGGGGGCAGCGCCAGGTCAGTCAGCGTCGGCTCGCTGCTTGCCGGCACCCAACCCGCCATAATCACCGACCAGGGCACGCTGCTCGGGCGCACAAGCATGGGGCCTGGTGGCCCCGAACCCGTCTCGGTCGGGACCGGGTTGGCCATCAACGCAACGACGCTGTGCGCGAACGGGGCAGATCACGCCGCGTTCGCGCCTCAGCCGACACTCGAGACCACCGACCAGGTTGTCCTCAACAGCGCAGGCGCTCCCAAGCTGCTGGATCTTGGCTTGCTGCGCGGTCTGTTCTCGGCTGGGCAGAATATTACGATCGATCCTACCGGCATCATTGCCGCCACCGGCACCGGTGCGACCGAGCCGAGCTTCCTGGTCGGCGCGGCCGATCCGGCGCCCGGCATCGGCAAGAATGGCGACAGCTACCTCAATGCGACAACCGGCAAGGTGTTTGCCAAGGAAGCTGCCGCCTGGACCGACACCGGCACCAATCTGCGGGGTCCGCAAGGGCCAGCCGGGCAAGCCGGGCAGCCCGGCGCGACGGGTCCGCAGGGGGCGGCCGGATCCAGCACCAGCATCACGCAGGCGCCGGCGGTCACCACGATGGCTGCGACCGACCTCGTGGGCATCAGCCATGCCGGTGCGGACCATTCCATCACACTGGCGAACCTGCTGAACGCTGAAACGATCGACCAGGGCGCCGCGGCGGCACCGGCGAGCGACACCGATGCATTCTGGGTGGGCCAAGGCAGCAGCACGCTGCGGGTGCAGACGCTGTCAGCGCTATGGACCTGGATCGCCGCCAAGCTTCCCGGATACCAGGCGCCCGTCACCGAAGTGACGGCCAACCTGACATTGGACGCGACGCTTGCCGGCCATCTGCTGATTTGCTCACAGCCCGTCTCCGTCACGGCAGGTATTGGCGTCACGACGGGTTTCACCTGCCGCGTCCTGAACGTATCGGTCGGCAACGTCACCTTGGGGGGCATGACCACTTCCAGCGGGTCGTCGATACTGCAAGCCAACCAGCTCGCCGAGGTCAGCGCCGGCGCCTATTCCGGCGGCACCATCGTGTTCGCAGCGATCAGCGGGGGCATGGTGTTGCCGGTTCCGGGGCAGGTTACCGCCCTCACGATCGGTACGGTCACGAGCAGTAGCGTGCCGCTGTCCTGGACAGCGCCGGGCGCCGGTGGCCCGGCTTCCGGCTACACGGTCAACTACCGTGTGACCGGGACCAGTGCCTGGGCCGCGGCGGCGACGGCCGTACCCGGCTTGACCTTTGCCGTCGTCGGGCTGTCGGCCAGCACCGGCTACGATTTCGAGGTCATCGCGACCAACGCGACAGGCAGCGGCCCAGCATCTTCCGTGGTCAGCACCACCACCGCAGCGCCTGCGACGCTGCCGCCGGGCCAGCCAATGGGCTTGTCGGCCGGCACGCTCACCAGCAGCAGCGTGGCGCTGTCCTGGACCGCGCCGAGTGGCGGAGGGGCCGCCGCTGGCTACACCGTGCAGTATTGTGCGCATGGCACGGGGAATTGGATTACGGCGCAAACGGGCGTCGCCACCGCGTCGTACACCGTCACCAGCCTATCGGCATCGACGCAGTACGATTTCCAGGTCATCGCCACGAACGCGGCAGGCGCCGGCCCTGCTTCGCCCGTCATCAGTGCAACGACTCCGATGGCGCCGCCAGGCCAGGTCACCGGCCTCACCGCGGGCACCGCTTCCGCTGTGTCCGTTCCGCTCGCCTGGACTGCGCCTGGAGCCGGCGGCGCGCCATCCGGCTACACGGTGAAGGTTCGTGTGACGGGACAGACCGCCTGGACCACGGCGACCAGCAACGCCACCGGTACCAGCTACACTGTTGCCGGCCTGACCTCGAGCACAAGCTACGACTTCGAAGTGATCGCGAGCAATACGGGCGGCAGCGGTCCGGCCTCCGCCGTCGTCACCGCCACCACCGCGCTTGCAGCGCCTGGCGCCATCACCACCCTGACCGCCGGTGCGGCAACCACCAGTACCGTGCCGTTGTCCTGGACGGCTCCTGCCGGAGGCGGCGCGGTCGCCGGCTATACGGTGCAGTGTCGTCTGCACGGCGCCGCGTCCTGGACCACGGCGAGCAGCGCAGTGACTGCGACCACTTTCACCGTGACTGGTTTGACTCCCGGCGCGACATACGACTTCCAGGTGTATGCAACGAATGCAGCGGGCACCGGGACGGCGGCCACGCTGTCCAGCGTCGCCACGGCGGCAGCCAGCAACTACGTGCTGACACCCGGATGGCTACCCGCAACGGGTTCGACCTGGACCTCGACAGCCAGCGGTATCGGCGTAAACGCGAACGACAACAGCGCCTCGACCGACGGCGGCCATGCCGTGCCGGTCAGTGTGGCGTTCGTCTGGTCCGCCAGCAACACAATCTCACCGACCTCGTCCCAGCAACCGGGCGCCCAGTTCAGCAACAACGGACACAACTACTGGGGCGCCTACGTCAACGGACCCGGCACGCCTGGCAACTACTTCCTGTGGGCGATCGCCAAGGACGTGGGAGCCAACGTAGTGGCGGCCTGCGTGTTCCCCAGCGCCTTCACCTTCACCTGAGCGGGGGATTTGCATGTCCGTGGCACTCGTCGCACCCGGCAGAGCGATGGCCCTTGCCGGGAATGGCGCCGTCGCGCTCTGGCAACGGCTCGCCGGGGCCGGCGGCGGTTCGGCTACCGGCTCCGGCCCGAGCGCGTCCGGCATCGCCGGTCTGTCGGGTTGGTGGGATGCCAGCTCGTACGGGGGCATGCTTGATGCCAACGGCAACGCGATCCCTGCCTGGAACAGCACGGTCGGGAGCCTGACGGACAACAGCGGCGGCGGACGGCCGATGACGGTGTACCGCGCGGCCGGCAGCGGACAGAACGCCACGGCGACGCCGCGTCTGTCCGGGTTGCTGGGCGGACTCGGCGCCACCGTCGCCGGCGGCACCTGGACGCCCTCGCTCGATCCCGACCTGGGGTTTCGCGTGTCCGGGATTTCGATGGCCTCGGGGCAGGCATGGACGCGGTTCCTGGTCTGGTCGCGCCCCAACTGGCGGCAGTCGAGCGGCAAGGATTCCGAGCCGGTCGCCCTGCTGACCAGCGGCAGCATCGTGGTGCTGCAGGCGGACAGCGCTGGCGGCAGCAACCGCCTGATCCTGTTCCCGGGCGCGCAGCAAACCGTGCTCACGTCCAGCCTGACGCGCCGGCACACGCACTCGGTTATCCTGCGCAACACGCCGGGCGCCGGCGTGGATGTGTGGCTCGACGGAACGCAGGTTGCCACCGGAGCCGCGAACCCGATCGGTTCCGCCGCCGCGTCATTGCTGTTCCTGCATGACGGCACGTCGAACGGCGCCGCGCAATGTTGGTTTCATGAAGCGGCGAGTTGGGAACGAGCGCTGACCGGCGCCGACATCGCCACGCTGCTGACCGCGGCGGCGCGCTGGACCCGCGGCCCGCGCAAGGGGGTTGTGCTTCTGTTCACCGGGCAGTCCAACGCGGTGTACGCCACGCTTTCCGACGGCGCCGGGATGCTGCTGGCGCAGGGCGTGGCCTGGTACCTGGGCGCGCTTGCCTGGGGCATGTTCGCCTCGAACGCAGTAGGCAGCGCCACCGAGGTCGGCGGTCACGGCATCTATGCGGCCCCGCCCTATGCGGGTGACTTCGTGCACAACCCCGGCGATGGCAGCGACCCATCCACCTGGGCCGAGGGTGCCGACGGGCAATGGGTGCAGACCTTCATGTCCGCGCAGTCCGCCCCGGATCTGGCCGATTGCGATGCGATCGTCTGGTGGTGGTCGGAAACCGACAGCACGCGCGCCTACACCGAGAAGGCGACATTCGAAGCGGCGGCCAGGCGATGGCTGGCGCTGGAGCGCGGCATGGTGCCAGGCGCAACCGCCGGCTCCTTGCCGCTGATCTGGTGGAACGCCATGCCATTCGGCTCCGGCACCGATAACGGCACACAGATGCACCGGGAGGCGGTGGCGGCGCTTGCGGCTGACGCCACGCAGAACGTGGCGATCGGCCTGCCGATGACCGCGGGCGCGCTGCCCCGCGGCGCGGCGCCGAACGGTGACGGAACGTGGTCCGGCGGCGATTACAATCACCTCGACAGCATCGACAATATAGGCTTTGCCCGGCTCGCGGCGCCGGTGGTGGCGCGCGCAATCCTGTCGTCGCGCGGGGGCGATTCGATTGCTGCCATTCCCGTTGGCGTGCCCGCAGCAGGTGGCCCGCGCATCGCGAGCGCACAGTATACCAGCCCGACCACCGTGCTACTGACCGTGGTCCACGACGCCGGCACCGATCTGCGCGTACCGTTGCTCGCCGCGCACGGAGCGGGCTTTGCCGTCATGGATGGCGGGTCCGTCGCCTCGCCGGGCACGGTCCGGACGGCCGTCGCCTGCATCAGGGTGGACGCCACGCATCTGCAGATCACGCTGGCCAGCCCGCTGGTGAACCCGGCCACGGAATGCCTGCTGTTCTACCCCTACGGCCATGGCTTTATCGGTCGCGGCAACGTCGTGACCGATAATTTCTCGGCTTTGCCAAGCCCGCCGGGCTGGAACATCGGGGGCGATCTCGGCAGCGCCTGGGTGCTCGACTGTCCGCTCGCCGCCACGACAGTGCCGATCGTTCTGCACACCTGACCTTCCGACCGAGGTCGGATCGTCCCCTTCGGAGATTACCGGTGCATGAGCCAATCGACTGCCCGATCAACGTGCAGGTCGCCCAACTGCGTTCGGCGCAGGAGGAGGCGATCAGGCGCGTCGCAGCCTGCGAGCTGCAGGATGCGGTGAGCAGGACCCGCATCGGCGCGCTTGAAGACAAAATCAGGCAGATGGTCCTCTCCGCCGAGTTCGAGCCGGTAAAATGGATGGTCTACGGCATCGTCAGCACGACGCTGGCGGCCGTGCTCACCGCCCTTGTAGCCGGCGTGCTGTCGAGCGCGCCGCGCCTGCTCCACTAAAACTCTGACGAGGCCCTCCATGAAAAAGAAGCCGAGCTATCTTGAAGTCCTGCCGACGGCGCTGGCCTTGATCATGGTCTGGATGATGATCGGACTCGTTTTGTACTGGCTTGCTTATGCCCCGCCCGCGTTCAGCGGCGTGCTGCAGAACGCGGCGATCGACGAGGCCCTTGCGCCCGGCCAGCCCCTCCTGGTGCAGCGCAAGTTCTGCCTTAACTATGACGTGACACTGCGCGTCCATCGCGAGTTTCAGGACGGGGTGGTGTTTGGTCTGCCCGATATCATGACCACGATGCAGAGAGGCTGCCACGACATGACTGTTGAGATCGACGTGCCACACTCGCTGCCGCCGGGTGCCTATCTTTATCGCGTTACAGTCGAGTACGATGCGACTCCGCTGCGCCGGCATGTGGTCCAGTTCCCCGACGTTCACTTCGTACTGGCTGATCAGAGCGGAGACGCGCCGGACCAGGCGACGCGTCTGACCCTCGGCTACTGATCGCCGCCATGTCGACATTCGAGAGTGCCTTCGCCCTGCTTGTGGGTCACGAAGGCGGCCTGTCGTTGGACCAGGCCGATCCAGGCAACTGGACCGGCGGCCGACCGGGCCAGGGAACCTGCCGCGGCACCAAATACGGTATCAGCGCGGCGGCGTATCCGGACATCGACATCGCCAACCTGACGGTCGATCAGGCCGCCGATATCTATCGGCGCGACTTTTGGAATCGCATCATGGGGGACTCGCTGCCGCCGCCGCTGGCGCTGCTCGTGTTCGACGCCGCGGTCAACAACGGCATTGCACGTGCCACGGAGTGGTTGCAGCAGGCAGCAGGTGCCGAGCCCGATGGCGTCATCGGGCCGGCGACCGCAAAGGCCGTGCAGCGCGCGGCACAGACGCAGGGCGGCGCGGCGCTATGCGCCGAGTTCCTCGCCCGGCGGCTGTCCTTCATGGCGTCGCTGCCCACCTGGCGGACCTTCGGCCTGGGCTGGGCCCGCCGGCTCTGCTCCCTGCCCTATCAATCGCTGACCATGACCGAGGGAGACCAGACTCATGGCTGATCCCGTGAAGTGTGCCATTGTTGCCGCCCATGCAGCGGCCGTCGCGCAGGCTGACATGCTTGGGCGGTCGGCCTCGGCGGAGGTGGGCAAGGCCGAAAACGTCGTTGCCAGGAACAAGCTGCTACTAATCGTGGCGGCGACCGGGTTTGTTGTAGGTGTTACATTCGCGCTGCTGATCTGAACAGATCCATTGGCAAGTAGGGCGGATAAGCGAAGCGCCATCCGCCGATGCGGTGCGGCTGGCTGCAATGGCGGATGGCGCTTCGCTTATCCGCCCTACATCCCCCGAACAACGTTTCGTCTCAATAATGGGATGCTGTGTCGCGTCGCCCTTCCATCACCCCCGCCGCAAACGGAGCACGCAATGCTGCCATTGATCCCGCTGGCAATCTCGATCGCGCCGGAGATCGCCAAGTGGCTGTTCGGCGACAAGGCTGAGAAAACCACCGCCGCCGTGGCGCAGGCGGTGCAGGTGGTCACCGGGGTTGACGTCAATGCCCCGAACGGCGCAGCCGCCGCGCAAGCCGCCTTGGCCGGCAAGCCGGAGCTTGCGGTACAGATGCGCACGCAGCTTGCGCAGATCGCGGCGGCCGCGGAGGCCGATGCGCACAAGACCGAGTTGGACCAGTTGCAGGCAATGCTGGCCGATACGGCGAGTGCACGCGCCCAGACGGTTGCCCTGGCCCTGGCAAAGTCGCCGATCGCATTCGGAGCGCCGCTGGTGTCTGTCGTGGTCCTGGTAACATTCGCAATTGTCATGACGGTGGCCATCACGCGCACCATGCCGAGCGGGAGCGAAACAGTCCTGACGATGCTGCTGGGCTCGCTGGCGGCGATGGCAACATCGGTCGTGTCCTATTGGGTCGGCAGCAGCGCCGGATCGGCACGAAAAGACGAGCACTTCGCCAGGATCGTCGCCGGACGAGACGCGTCATCCTCCGTGGGGTCCTCCGCGGGCAGCTAGCCCGACTTTCCGATCCTGCCGGTACCTAGCGAAAATCGCGCGAGCGCGGAACGACCCGCTCGGCGCGCGGGTGGCGCGGTGCGCGGGGACGCGGCATCTCATCGGCTGGCGTGGCAATCGTCAGGACGGGTGCGTCCTCGATGATGCCGGCCATCGCGGCGCTGCGATCCTCAAGCTGCTCGGCGATGACGTGCACAATCCCTTCCGGACTGCGCTGCAGCTTGCCCCGCACCAGCAACAACGAACTGCCGAGGATCGCACGGCGGAACTGCTCCAGCATGCTGGACCAGACGACGATGTTGGCGATGCCGGTCTCGTCCTCGATGGTGCAGAACACGACGTTGCCGTTGCCCGGGCGCTGGCGCACCAGCACCACACCGGCAACGGCAACCGCGGTGCCGTCGCGCCCCGCCGTCGCTTCGGCGCAGCTCAGCACGCCTTCGCGGGAAAACTGCGCGCGCAGGAAGCGCATCGGGTGCGCCTTCAGCGACAGGCCGGCGGTCTGGTAATCGGCGATGACGTGCTCGCCCTGCGTCATCAACGGCAGCGACGCGGGTTTTACCGCAACCGGCTGGTGGGCAAACAAGGGCAGTGCAGCCGACAGGCCACGCACTTGCCAGAGCGCCTCCCGCCGATCCAGCCCCAGGCTGCGCATCGCATCGGCGTCCGCCAAGGCAACCAGCGCCGCATGCGGCAACCCCCAGCGCGCCAGATCGGCAAAACTACCAGCACGATCCTTGACCAAAAGGTCCGCCCAGTCCTGGCGGAAGCCCGATATCAGACGGAACCCGAGCCGCAGCGTCCCCCCGTCCTCCATCGTGCAATCCCACAAGCTCGCGCAAACGTCGATGCCGCGCACGGTTACGCCATGGTCCCGCGCGTCCCGCACGATCTGCGCCGGCGCGTAGAACCCCATCGGCTGCGAATTGAGCAGCGCGCAGGCGAACGCCGCCGGATGGTGGCACTTCAGCCAGGCCGAGATATAGACCAGCAGAGCAAAACTGGCAGCGTGGCTTTCCGGGAAGCCATACGTGCCAAAACCCTCGATCTGGCGGAAGCAGCGTTCGGCGAAGTCGCGCTCGTAGCCGCGCGCCACCATGCCCTCCACCATCTTGGCGAAGAAGCGATGGATGGTGCCGACGTGGCGAAACGTCGCCATGGCGCGGCGGAGCTGGTTGGCTTCCTCGGGCGTGAACCGCGCGGCCTCGATGGCGATCCGCATCGCCTGCTCCTGGAACAGCGGCACGCCGAGCGTCTTGCCGAGCACGCGTTCCAGCTCATCGGGCGGCCCGTGCTCCGGTGACGGCGACGGGAGAAAGACCTCTTCCAGACCTTGGCGCCGGCGCAGATAGGGATGCACCATGTCGCCCTGGATCGGACCGGGGCGCACGATCGCCACCTCGATCACCAGGTCGTAGAATTCGCGCGGCTGCATCCGCGGCAGCATGTTGATCTGCGCACGCGATTCCACCTGGAACACGCCGATCGAATCGCCGCGCGATAACATCGTGTAGACGACGGGATCGTCCTGCGGGATCTCGGCCAGATCGGTGACGCCGAGCAGCGCAAACGCCTTGCGCACGCAGGTCAGCATCCCGAGCGCCAGCACATCGACCTTCATCAGGCCGAGCGTGTCGATGTCGTCCTTGTCCCATTCGATGAAGCTGCGCTCGTCCATGGCGGCGTTGCCGATCGGCACGGTCTCGTCCAGCCGGCCGCGCGTCAGCACGAAGCCGCCGACATGCTGCGACAGGTGACGCGGAAAGCCGACCAGGTCGCGGGCCAGACCGACCGTGCGGCGGATCACGGGGCTTGCGGGGTCCAGCCCGATTTCCACCAGGCTGTCGTCCGACCACAGTTCGTCTCCCGCGTGCCAGGATTGTGCGGCAAGCGCCGCCGTTACGTCCTCGGTCAGGCCAAGCGCCTTGCCCACTTCGCGGATGGCGCTTTTCGGCCGGTAGTGGATCACGGTGGCGGCAATGGCGGCGCGGTGGCGGCCGTAGCGGCGATAGATGTACTGGATGACCTCCTCGCGCCGTTCGTGTTCGAAATCGACATCGATGTCGGGTGGCTCGCGCCGCTCGGCGGAGATGAACCGTTCGAACAGCAGGTTGATCTTGGTCGGATCGACCGCCGTGACGCCGAGGCAGTAGCACACAGCGGAATTTGCCGCCGACCCACGTCCCTGGCACAGGATTTCCTGGCTGCGGGCAAAGCGCACGATGTCGTGCACCGTCAGGAAATAGCGCGCGTAGCCGAACTGGCCGATCAGGCGCAGCTCCTTGTCCAGCGTCCCGCGCACAGCGGCTGGGATGCCGGCGGGATAGCGCGCGGCGGCACCCTCCCATGTCAGGTTGGCCAGGTGCTCGTCAGGGGTCAGGCCGGGCGGGACCGGCTCGTCCGGGTATTCGTAGGCAATCTCGTCCAGCGAAAACCCGCAGCGCGCGACGATCTCCTGCGTGCGCGCAATGGCGGCGGGAAAATCCTTGAACAGCCGCGCCATCTCGGCGGGCGCCTTGAGGTGGCGCTCGGCGTTGGGCTGCAGCGCCAGCCCCGCTTCGTCGATGCGGCAGCCGAGCCGGATGCAGGTCATCACGTCCTGCAGCGATCTTCGCTCCGGGGCGTGGTACAGCACGTCGTTGGTGGCGACCATCGGCAACGGCAAGTCGGCCAGCGCGCGCAGCCGGCGAGCGTCGTCCGCACGGTAGCGGCGGCTGGCGGCGAGATAGGCGCGGTCGCGAAAATCCCCTGCAATGCGCTGGATGTTTGTGCGGAAGGCCGCATCCGGCCGAGCCGGCGGCACCGCCAGCACAATCTGGCCCTCGCCATGCGCCAACAGATCGTCGTAGGCCAGGAAACAGCGGTTGGTGGCCTTCGCCGCCTCGCCGGTATCGCCATTCGGCACGCGCCGCTTGCCCAAGGTCAGCAGGCGCGTCAGGCGCCCCCAGGCGGCACGATCCTGCGGATAGCACAGCAAATCCGGCGTGCTGTCCTGGAAGACCAGTCGCGCGCCGAGCACCAGGCGGATGCCGACCTGACGCGCCGCATCGTGCATGCGCACCACGCCGGCCACGGTGTTGCGGTCGGTGATGCCGATCGCGCCCAGCCCAAGCACTGCGGCCATGGCCGCCAGTTCCTCCGCCCGCGAGGCACCGCGCAGGAAGGAGAAGGCGCTGGCAACCTGAAGCTCTGCGTACGACGCTACGCTACGGGTCATGCGAACAGGCCGTGCATGTACCAGCGCGGGGTCTCCCCGCTGCGGTAGAGACCGGCACGGAAGATCCAGAACCGCGCGCCCTCGGTGTCTTCCACGCGGTAATAGTCGCGAACCAGATCGGTCTCCGGCCGCGCCCCGCCCGGCTGGCGGCGCCACCACTCGGCGGCGATGCGCTCGGGACCGGCGGCGGCGCGCACGCGATGCGGGGCACCGCGCCAGCGGAAGATGATCGGCGGGTCGTCCGGCACGGGTGCGGTGGCCTCGATCGGCTCCGGCCGGCGCAGCAGGCGGATCGGCCGCGGCAGCTTGGGATCGGCGACCCAGGCAGGCTGCGCAGCCAGCAGGGGCGGGACGCGCTGCACCGCGCGCTCCGGCACATGACTGGCGTGCGGGGCGGCACGCCAGACGCGCTCGGGGCCAAGCCGGTTGGCCAGGCGGTCCACCGTCGTCGCCAACTGCCCCACTCCGTCCGGCGCGGCCAGCGACGATAGCTGCGGCGCCGGCATCGGGACCACGTCATCGGCTTCCAGCGTCATCGCCTCTACGCCGAAGCCCGGATCGACCGTGTCGAGCTTTTCCCCCAGCAGACGTGCCAGATAGGCAGCCTCGCGCACCGGCTGCGCTGTGCCGACGCCGATCTGCGGCACCACCCCGTCCACCCGAAAGAACCGTGCGGTAACGCGCTGCACGCCGCTGTGCTGGTCCGCGAGGCGCCGGCACAGGCGTTCGGCCAGCAGGGTCAGGGCGCGGGTCAGGTCCTCCGGCGTGCCGATCGGGTCGGCGAAGGCGACGCGCTCGAACCAGTCGATCGGCGTGCGCGGCCAGGCGATCGCCTCCGCTGCCGCGCCCAGCGCCTGGTCCAGCCGCAGCACGGGCGCCGAACCGAACCGCGCGGTGATGTCGCCGCGCGGCAGGCGCAGCAGGTCGCGGACCTGGCGGATGCCGAGGCGGCGGAGCCCGGCCACGGTGCGGGGATCGAGCCGCAACAGGGC